TTCAGTGAGTGAACAATTTGACTACTGAAATAGTCCGTTGCAATCGTGGCGATTGTCGTTCCCGGCGCGAACGTTCCATTGCCTGCCGTTACGGTTATGATAACAACGTCTCCGGCGGGGTCGGCAGCTTCAACAACTCCGGGTCCGCCAAAGGAAAAATATGTCAGTGTATTTTCTGGCGCGTAAAACTGCGCGGTCACGGTTCCAATTGCTGCACCGCTAGACCCCCAACTGCTGCTAGCCGATTGAACGGCATCACCCGATTCGTGTTGTTGAAATGGCAATACCGGATTGCCTTCCCCATCGTCGGTCAAGCATCCCATGTAAACGAGATCCAATGCCGACGCGCTTTCCCCTGTCTCTGCGCAATAGCGATCGGTGACGAACATGAACCGGAAATCGGGGTGCGCACTTCCCTTCTGTGGAACGCTTGCGTCGGTCAAAACATCGCTTGCGGTCGCCGCGCATTTGTAATGCTCGACAAAGTTATCTAGCCCGAACTGCGTTTGTCCGGGCGTATTGCCTGTAAGTATAAGAACTAACGCCATAATCCTATCAGCGTATTAAGAGCCTTGATGAGTTCGGTATTCGTTTCGGAAGTCTTTTCGCCTTCCGGGGGAGCTGTCGGAGGCGTAGTGAATCGTTTGTCTCTATCCGAAATTCCTTTTTGAAAAGACGTCTCTCTGAATGCGATGTCGCCCTGAAATCTTTCTTCGCGCGTCTTTGTCAGTTGTTGCGAAACGGTTTCCTGCTCGACCGGAGTTAATCGACCCGAATTCAATAACGCTTGAAGTTGCTGTTCCTGATTCCGAAGCAGATCCGGCTTCGTGACTGGTTCTTTTTCTTTGAGTTGCTTCTCGCGCTGCGCGTTTAACGTTTCGAGTTTCTTTTGAATCCGCTCGATTGTCTGTTCGACTGCGACCCAACTTTGCAATTGAGTTTTAGGGTCGAGGTTACGGAGCAACGCCTGTTGCTGTTGAAGATGTGATTGTTCTCGCGCAATAACCTTGTCGATGTCTTCATGCGCGTCTCGTTGCTCATCCAGACCGCGCTTGATGTTTCGCGCGGCGTTTTCCTGTGCGAGGGCTAAATCTTGACCTAATCCCCTTGTAAGTTCGTCGTGGAGAGCTTTGTTAGGTCCCGGCGAAAACGGTGTCCATGTGACAAACTTAACTATCAAATCCTCGACCGTCTCTTTTAACGACAATGACTCGTTATTTGCTTCATTGAATTTTTGCTTGAGTGCGCCAATGGCCTCGACCGGCTTTTGCGCCGCTGTCGCAAGTTGATCCATTGAAGTAGCCGCTTCCGATAGCTTGCTCCATTCCTGAATATTTGTGACTAGCTGCTCACCTTGTTTCTCTAATTCCTTCGTGACCTTGTTTTGTTCGTCGGCAAACTGATTGATCGCGGCAGCTACGGAACCCCCGATAATTAAACCGTAAGCCGCCGCTGCCCTTGTCCCATGAATCAAGGCCGTCTCTTGTGCTTTCGCCGCGCTCTCGGCTTCTTTCTGTGCGGTGGACAATTTCTTAAGCGCGTCAATCGCTTGCTTGTTTCCCGCTGCCGCCGCAGTCTGCAAAGCGTTCAACTGCTGCTGCGTCAACTTGATGCCGGTCAAGTCGGCCAGCGTTACAATGTTGATCTTGAAATCTTGATCGGCCATTTACTTATTGCCCGTAGCCGTAAGAAACTTCTTTGAAGAATGTTCCGCCTGATCCCGTCTTAGATTGCGCTGCGCCAATGTCGGGATAACCAATGGTTCCGGCATAGCTCGCAGCTGTTTCAGTGAACACTCCGCGCCCGGCAAAGTTAGCGGTAGCTAGATTGATCCTGAAATCTCCATTCGCGGGATCAGCCCAAGGAGTCACGCCGCTCGCGTAGGTGATGCTTCCGACTTCAACGCCTGAGAATAAACCTGTCGTAGTTCCGCTTGTATTGACCTGCGTTCCTGAACCAAATCCGCAGTTATAAACGAACATCGCCGGAATCGAACTGCCGGTCATATCGATGCCCCAACCACCGTTCTTAATCAGGTTACAGTTTTCAACATAGAATGTTCCTGACGCACCGCTTGTTTTGATCCCATCGCTAGAATTATTATAAGCGTCACAGTTATTCAATCGAATGATTGAACCCGTTCCCGATACGTTAAATCCTACTCCCCCGTTAGTATCCGCAATGCAATTTGTGTAAGTCGAAATAAGGCTTGAAATGCTGCAAAAGAAACCCGCTGAATTGCTGCCCGTATTGTCGTGAGCAATGCATCGCGTGAAATCACCGTTACCTACGAATCCGCCCAGACTAGCCGTGTTCGATAGGTTATTTCCAAACGCTTCGCATTCTATGAACGACGATGTGCTTGTCGCATTGACGCCAATGCCTCGCATACCCGAAAAGACACAATGAACAAAAGTGACACCCGTTGCCGTTGTCGTGGCCACTCCTGTCGCACTTCCGCTTGCGCCGTTATTTTGGAAAATTATGTCAGCGAAACACGGACCGCTAGATGTGCTTGTGGTAAATAGCGTGTAAGACGCCCCACTAGTTCCGCCGTCGATTATAGCTTTGCCGCCATCCCTTACAGCCGAAGAATATCCCTGAATCATCACCGGCGTTCCGGCCTGTGACATCGCGGCTGTCACAGAATAACTAGCGTTATTTTTTAGGTTTACAGCGACCTTATCGCCCGATCCCGCAAGAGGTGACAAGCTGTTAAAGGTCAGTGGAAATCCGACGGCAGCGTTCGGACCTTTCCACGCGCCTCCTACCTTGATGCTTCGACCTGTTGCGCTCGTGGTTGGAGCAACACCAGCCTTCAAACTGGATGAAACCGTGATCGTTCCGTTTGCTGCGTTGGTCACTGCCGTTATTTTTGCGATGTAAACAGCGAGTGTCGCTCCATCAACGTATATGCTGGCATATTGCCCCACCGTTACCCCTGCGCTGACAGGGTTCGTTCCATCGGTCGGTGTGAATATATTTGTGACTGTTGACCAGTTTCCGTTCGTGCTGGTATATGTGACAGTTCCCGCGTCGCTTCCGCCGTTGATATTCGATCCGGTTGACGCGTCGCAGTAGAAATCGACATACGCGCCAAAGCATAGCGTTGGAGTCAGTAACAGGATTAACAGTAATCGTTTCATTGGTAATAAAGGGTTAGAGCGCAATACGTGATGGTTGCAACGCCTGAAATGCTAACTGCCATGTTGTCTTTAGCTATCAGCGTCGTCGAGGTCCAACTCGTGAAACTTGTGGATGAATTTTCAACGGCGCTCGAAAGTGCTGGCTTCACACCACTGCCGCCGATAATGCTCGTCACTGGTAATCCCGCGCCATCAGCCGCACGAAATATATCAACCGTCACTGAACCGCTAGGGGAAGCTATCAACAACCATCCGGTGAGCGTTCCCCCGAACGGAATCTTCACGGGTTGCTTTGTGCCTGCCGTTATTAATGCCGCGCTACCGTCAATAACGAAAGTCACGGCGTGAGATTGTGTTCCACCTGCCGCTGCGATTGTGACCGTATCTGTCCCCGCGTTGGTCGTAAGTGTGATGTTGCTACCTGCCGCAAAGGTGAGCGTATCCGCCGCTGAATCCGCAACGACATCGCTTTGACCAGACACGGCAACCGTCTTAAAAGTCAGATTTGCATAGTCGCTTCCCCCGGTTGCGATACTCAGCACCCCAGAAGTCAAAAGAGGGATTCCGCTGCCGGTCCCCCGCTTCAATGATTTGCCGCTTGTGCCATTGAACAACGTCACTTCACCGTCAACCGAGACGGACGTATTCGTTGACGCATCGCCGCCGCCTGTTCCCGCTCCAATAGCCGAACGAAACGTTGACGCGTCCAATGCGCTAACGGAATTGTCGGCATTGATGCGCGGGAAAGTGATAGCGCTCGGATTGGTCAACGTGAAAAAGGCTTGCCCGACCGTTGTGCCTCCGAGACTTGTTCGACCTGTGGCAGCCGTTAGTCCTGTCGCGCCTCCATCCCATTTCAAGCGATCCGTAAAAGCCGTGTCCCAATTGGACGAGCTGTCAGTTATTGAAGAAATAGTCGAGACGCCTGTTGAAACCGTTCCCTTCAGAAGTCCGGTCGAAAGCGCGCCGAGATTGATTTCTGCCGAAAGACCTGATTCAGCCTGATTGGTCAAGTAATGCGCGGTGCTTGGCGCGAATCCGGTTCCCGCCGCCCAAGTCGGGTTCGAAGATGCGCCATGAGTTGTCAAAACAAAGCCGTCTGTGCTTGGCGCAAGATATTGCCAACCGGACGCGCCCTTGAATAGAATGTCGCCCTGCGCAACACTCGTCAGGCCGTCGAGAATTGTGCTGGTCGTCCATGTGCGATTCGCCGCGAGGCTTTGATTGACCCCTGCGATAGTCAGAGTGCGCGCCAACGGCGCATATTGACCATCAAAGAAACTCGTTTGAACCGTGAATGACGCTTTCTTTGTCGTTCCGCTTTGGACGATTGGAACCACGTCAGCGCCATTGACCGTTGACGCTGCCGGGAGTGCCGAGATTGCAATGTCGGCGGCAGACGTCAGAGAAGGCGCGAGCAATATCGCAAGAATGATTTTACTCAATGACAAGCGAATCGCCTCCTTCCGTTGTGATCCGGTCGCCGCCTTCGGTGACAAGATGATCCTCTTCAGGAGTCGGAGCGAATAACAGCGATCCGACAACGTGATACGAATGCTCGGTTTCTTTTCCATATTGTCTGACAAGTTCATTCGAGATGAGTTTTCCATTTACGATTAAAGCGGTGACTCCTGCGGGAATTGCCATACTGGTAGTTGCGAGAAGTTTGACGTCACCTGTGCGCGGCACGGTGATTTCGTGATCCAAAATGAAGATGTCCGCCGCGGTGATAGTAGATTGCACGCGTTGAACCGAGAACGTGATGTCAACCTTGCGCTTGTCCCGGTCGAGCAGGACAGGGGAAAGTCCTTCAAGCGTTGAAAGATTCGTCCAATTCGCAGGTGTCGCCGCCGTTGCGATGAAGACATTCCCTGTCGCGTTCGTTCCGCCAACGTTCGTGAAATCGTCGCCGGATTCATACAAAATGATTTTGTAAGCGCGCCCTGTTTCGAGCGTTCCTGAATCCAATATTTCAGGCAACGGAATGACGACATCAAAGATGCGCCGAATTTGTAGCCGCAAATCTTTGATCGCGTAACCTCCGGCGAGCGTTCCGTCCGCGAGTAAATAGTCGTCGATTGAACACAGCATTTCATTACGTCGCCACGGGCGGTCCTCCAACGATGTGATATGAATGGAACGTTGTAGCGCCCTGCTGTTGAAGGAGCGTGTGATCGACAATGAACCCGTTCGGAATAGTGCGCGTAGTCGGTGTTGGTCCCGTCGTGGTGAAAGTCACATTGCCTGATGTCGGCAAAGCTGTGTCCAGTTGAACGATGAATTGCTCGGCGTTCGCCACGCTTGCGTGCGTGCGTTTAACCGTGAGCGTCAAATCGCAGGTAGTATTAATCCTGTCGAATAATGTGACATCGCTATCATCCAACGGAACAACGATGTCGAAAAGTCGGTTGTTCGACGGACGTAAATCGGAGATAGCTACACCCCCTGCGAGTGTGCCGTTGCAAATGTCATAAGCTCCGATTGAAACAAGCATTCACGCACCTTTAGGGAGAGTCGTCAAAGATGATCGCGGGCGCGACCGTGATCCCGGTTCCGCTGCCGCTGAATTTCGCGGCGTTAATGAACATGACCTCGCCGCGCTGCAATACTCCGGTTTGGTAAAGGTCTTCGCTCGAAGAGGCGTCACAGTTCGCGAGAGTCACCCTGAACGCGTCCGAGGTAATCACAAGATCCTCGTTCGCCCCTCCGATGACGTCACCCGGCAGAAGAGCGGTCGTGTCTTGAACTCGGATTAGAGTGTCAACCTCGGCCTTTGTCATGTTGGCCGGTTTGAACTTGCAAGACGCAACGTAGCTGTCAGCGTCGTAAACCTGGTCAATGATCCCGAAATTGTCCACCTCGATGTCTTTCGTCCCGAAAGTCGCTTCGAGCGTGAACCCTTCAATCGCCAGCATTGCGTCATAGGGCGTGCCACGCGAGCCTAGAGCCGCTGTATAGCGTCCATATCGAATCAGGTCAATGTCGAGCGCGCCTCCTGAGAAAGCGGCATTAATGGCGACATACCACGCATCTGCGGCGGTCATATCGAAGTCGCTCGCCATTAAAGCGGTGAACGTGATCTCGCCGCCGATGATCTGACCTCTCGTCGCGCTGCAAAGGATCGTCGGACTTTTGCTGATCGCTCCGCGCGCCCACGTGACCTTGTTCAAATCCGAACCGTTGAACGGATGCTGCGCCCACACGATCAACGGTAAGTCGGTCGCGCCGAACACGGACGACCCATGCAGGTTGCGCGCATCAGGGAACATGGATTGAAGATATGCGGCATTCAGAAGTCCGGCAGGTTTGCCGGTGAATTCGACAATGAAGTTTTTCGCAACGGCAGCAATCGCTCCGAAGTTGTCCACTGTGATATTCTCGGTGTTGCGCTTCAACGATCCCTTCAGACCGTCTTGAAAGTAATATGTTTGACCGTTGAACACGACGACCGCCGGTCCGGTGATTCTTAAAGGAACTGACATAGTTTTTTCTTTCTGTTTATTCTTCGCTGATTAACGCGCCGACCTGCGGAGCGATAAAGTGACAAATTCGTGAGACAATGAGCGTGCCTTCTGAGTCCTGCTTTCCGTTTAGAACGCGCTCGCGTTCGGTTCGCATTTCGTCGGCGTAAACCGCACTATTGATGGAGTCCGGTTGGAAGCCATGAAGCACACCGAGAACGATTCCGGTCGCTTTCATCAACCGCACCTGCGTTCCGTCGATGCTTCGGTTGAAGACCGGAGCTTCACTGATCCAAACGTCAAAGCCGAGTTTCGTGAACAACGGACCGGGAATGTCCGGTTGCTCGATTCTGCCGGTCGGAGCGCGCACCGTCAGCGCGAGTCCGAGTTGTGCGATTTGTAAATCGAAATCGGCCTGAATATCGCCTTCGTCTTCGGTTAAAACTTTGAAAGTCGATCCATCGGGAAATTTGATTGTGTTGAAGGGCGACGTGTCGAGCAACTTCGCCGCGACATCATTCTGCAATTCTTCAAAAACGTTCTGGGGGTCGGGAATCATAGCTTCGGAATGTGACCGTTTTTGCCGTTGAAATTGTGAAACCCGAACGCGTCCGGTCGGCCTTGTGGATATTCGTCGATGTTACATTCCCAACCGAAGTCTGCGGCTACCTCGACCGGCGCAAACTTCATTCCTAGAAATTCGAGAGTTTCGCGTTCGAGTTGGCAACAGAACACGTCGCCAGCGATGCCGTAACCGTCGCGATACGTGCGCGCGTTATATGGCGTGGTGATCTCCGCGCAACGCTTCATAAACGCTTTAGACTTTAGGCAAAATCCGGTATTTCCAACGCGTGAATTCGGGAAATCCAAACTGCCGGGATGATCGTCAGTCGGATTCAACGGCCACGGCGAGCCGATGAAATCATATTGCAACCAATCGGGATTCCACTTTTCAGGGTTTACAATGTAACCGTCATAGTGAATGCAAAGCGCGAAATCGGTGCTGACATATTTACCTACCTCTGAAACCTCCCATTGCATCGCGCCTTCGTAACCGCGCGGTCTGACCGGGCTGAATCGAATGTTGTCGCAAGCAATCGGTTTCACGTTGCAAACTAGAATCACGTCTGCGAACTCGATCAGCTTCGAGCAATACAGCAACGCCTTCATCGTGCGCGTAGGGTCGCCCGTGTCGTCGTAAGAAATCAGCGTTACGTTGTCGAGTTTCATGCTTTCAACGATTTCATTATCTCGCTCTCGATTTCTTGCCCGATGAACTTCACATTCTCAGCGATTCCGGTGCGAAACGGTGCGCGCTCCGGTGTCTTTCGAGTTCCGAACTCCTGATAAGCCGCATATTTAACCGATGAACCAATCGCGCCGGAGACTGTCGCTTGCTCGCCTGTGCTTTGAATGGTCGCCTCTGTCGAATGCGTTCGGAGTTTAAGCTGTCCAGTGCGTTCGCCTAAACGATGTTCGGTGACAGGGAATGGACCTCGACCTGTGAGTCTGCGTTCCTGTATTCGGCCAGCTACAATCAAAAGCCCGCGAGTCATTCCGCGCTTGATCGCCTGCGGTAATTCCTGCGGCATCGAGCGAAACTTGTCTGTGAGCGCAATCGCAGAAGGCGAAAGTTGAATTGTGATCGTTGCACTCATGGTTTCTCGACCGGAATAGCTACGCAATGACAATTGATTATGTCCTCCGGTCCCGCGCCCAAAAGATCGTCGCCGGGATGCATCATTTGAACGCCTTGCACGTCAAACGGTTCGTCGAAAGGTTGGACCTGTCCGTCTGTCTCGATATGGGTTTCTCTGTGTTCTTTAATCAGTGGAGAATGCGATAACAACCATTTCTTATGCGTAACGCCTGTGTCGGACATTGCGCGGTTGCGAGCGAAGTTGAATGCTGCTGCGGTTTCGGTGTTGGCAATCGTATCAGCGCGACCTTTGGAAATTCCGTCGAACGCTGAACTAATACGCGCCATGAGTTCTTTCTTCGTGTCGCCAGCTTCTAGTCCCTGTTGAATCGCGCTCATCACTTCTGCGTGAATCTCGTCCGGTGTATCCGCAAGCAGGTTCGCCCTGTAATT